TGAATACGGGGAGTTCACCTGTTCACCCCAGTTCACTAAGCTGGTGAACTGTCCGCTAACACTTTCCCGCGGGTTTCCGACCCCGTACCCACCGAATACCCCCAGGGTCCCCGGCGATTTTCGGCGCACCGAAACGGTGCGCACCCCCTGCTCGCCAACGGTGGCGGCACCTCGCTGGCACCCGAGCACCTGACGGTGCGGGATCGCAATGAGGGAAGGAACTACGCAAACTCCCGAAGCGCTTCTTGCAGGCGCTTGGCTTTCACAATGGCTTCGGCATTGCTTTCGCGTTCAGCCTCAACCGTCAGGGCGACCTCTTCAATACGGCCCGCCAACGCCTTCATGCGTTTGCTGAACTCATCAGACAGACTCACCACTTCGCACGACAGAATCGCTAACACATCCAGCGCGCCCTCGGGTGATTTGATCGATACAACGGCCTGCTTGGCTGGCTGAGTCACGGCCTGTTCCTTCTTTGGTTTTTGGGTTGCTGGGTCACGCTGAAACTTTCCGCCCACTGGTTCTCTGATAAGCCCGGCATCTTTGAGCTCACCGAGTGCGCGGCGTATGGCATAGGCCGATGCGCCAGTGGCGTTGGCAGCTAGGACGGCACCGTGAATATCCCTAGCGCTCCAAGATGATCGAATGGGTACATAACCAAAGACTTTTTGAGCAATCGAAGATTGCCCTGCAAGCATCTGCTGCTGCCTGGATTCATTCATTTCAGGAGACCTGCTTAATGTGTGGCTGGTGGGAGCTATTCAGAGCGATTCGATTCGCCGGACACTTCGCTGACGCCCAGCCGCTTGGCAGCCCAACGCTCGTAGAGGCCGATGGCAACATCGGCGCCGGCCATCGCGGTCAGGCAACCCAAACTGCCAGCCGCCCAGATCGACATACCCGCCGCAATCATCAGCATCATTGCCGACACCCCGCAGGCAATGCAGGCACCGGACCGCAGTGCCAGGCGGCGCAGCAATACCCAGCCGCGCGCGCCATCTTTGTCCGCTCGCCACATCTCACCCGAAACGCCACCGACCAAAGCCAGGACGATCACTAACCAGATCGGCATCTCTGCCAGCGCTTGCTGCTCATTTGTCATGTTGTGCCTCAAGTGAAGGAGTGTGCCGAACACAAAAAAGAAAACCCCGCCGGGGGGCAGGGTTTCAGTGTCATGACAAGCGCCAGGACGGAGTGCACAGCACGTGCTCGGGGTGCGCCAAGGCGCAAATTTCATATCGTGGGCACTTTTTACCCCTCTCCGGAAAAACCGAAAAGAGGCTATTTTCGGTTGTCTAGCACGACGCAACTTTGACGCAAGTGGACGCAGGCTTGAGGTAAATCACCCCGACGAACGGTAGTTAGTAGGCCCGAGCACGCTTGCTTGTTGAAGCTCGGGTTAGGTTGGTATCGAGCGCACCACTTCGGCGATCAAGTCCCCGGGTTGTGGCACTGCGAACCGTGAGGATGAGTTGCACCTGCTGATGCAGGCGATGAACCCAATTCCTGTAAGTCCGGTCCGCATTCTCGGCAAGCTGTAGCAAACGCATTTGTTCACGCACAGTCATCGGCGGCTGGGCCAGGTAACGATTGCGAGCGAGTAACGCCAACTGAGCGCCCTTTTCCGATTGGCGTTCAAGTTGTGCAACTGCGGCGGCGACTTCGCTACTGGCGTGATCCATGCCACCACCGGCCGACATCATGAGATCGCGAGATCCAGGCGTGCCACGCGGAGCGCATCCACCGTATTGCATGATTGTCGCCATCGGACTTCCCAAACCACCACCGTCGCCAACCTGGCAGTGCTGAGTGCCCCAATGCTGCATCAATGCTTCCATTTCCTCGATCATCGCCCTTCCCCCCGAAAAACCGAACCCAACACAGAAAACCCGCAACCCAACACAAACCCAACACAAATAAATCCCTTTAAAATCAATACCTTTAATAACTTTGAGTTGAGTGTGTTGGGTTTGTTGGGTTTTTCTGTCCTCGCATAAGAAAAAAATCTACCCATCGCTTTCAATGCAAATAACGTCACGCATGCGCGCACGCGACGCCAAACCCAACACACCCAACACAACGGCGGGGAACCCGCGTAAATAAAGGCCTGCAACTGTGTTGGGTAGCCAAAACCAACCCGACACACACCCGACACACCCAACACACTTTTAGGCGTAGTCATGCGGCAGCCGCCTTGATGTGGTCCCAGCTATCCACATTCCAGCCTGCCAGCTTCGCCTTTGCCCGCCAGGCGACGACCATCGCGCCAAGCTCGGCCGACTTCAGGGATGGGGGCGGGGAAGCATCCTGATCAACGGGAAAGAAGAACGCACCGAACTTGCGATTACTGCCATCCGTCCACGGTATCGAACGCGTCTTTTCTACTTCGGAGTTGATGAACAGCGAGAACTTCGTCTGACTCATCACGTGTTCTTTGTTGCGCTGACACCACTCCAGGAACAGCGAGTAAAGGTCAGTGGAAAGGCACGGTCCCCAAAGCCCCTGACCCAACTCGCTGTATTTCCATAGGTGCAGGAATGTCTGCCAGCCGGCCCGACTCAAGGCCACCAGGCGTTCACGGGCGTCAGTTGATGGCGGGCGTGTCCGCTGATTGAAGTCGCCCAAATCAACCGACAACAGCCAGCCATACAGGGCCGCGACTCCACCCTGCTCCAACTCCTGACCGATGGCTTTTTGGCGATCGACCGGCAACGTCTCCAGCGGCCAGACCACCAACATTCGGCGGTCGCTGTCACTGATCGGCCACGGCATGATCTCGTTACTCAGGAAAACCGCGTTCATATGGTTGGATTCCTCCCAGCCATTGATGAACTTGGATTCCATCCGAACCGTTTTGCCCGTGACCAGGTGTTTGATCTTGCCCACCTGGTTGTAACGCTGATCTCGGCTTACGACCTCTTCGAACACGGCCCACAATTTGCGGCTTTGCCAAGCGTTGAAATTGCTTTCCAGTTGGGTCTGTCCGACTGTCGCGGCGTACTGACCATAAAGCTTGCCCAAGGTATCGGCGAAAAACAGACTCTTACCCGATCCCTCCATGCTGGAGTGCATCAGCACCGCGGTATCCATCTTGGCGCCCAGGTGCTGCAACGGATAGGCCAGCCAGCGAGTCAACCAGAGCGCTGCATTTTCATCATGGTTGCATAGGAACGAAATCAGCCACCGCAAGTTGGCACAAGCCCCATCGTCCCTGATCGGCTCCAACGGCAAACCATCAAAGGTATTGATGTACACCGACGGATCCTTGGTCATGGTCGGATCAAAGACGATATGGTCCACATCCACAGTGCGCCGCTCGCTGCTGTTCAACCACAGCGCGTAAGCGTCACCCAAGGCCATTTTCACGGCGCCCTCGGCAACACGCCGCTTCTTCTCGCGATCCCATACGTCTTTCGTGCCATCGATGTAGACGTAACGCTCAGTCGGCGGCATCCCGAAGGCTCCACCCTTTTTGCCCGCCATCCTCCGCGACTGCTCGATGTCGCGTACATGGTCATCGGAAATCAGCTTGCGACGCTCGGTGTCTTCCAACCACTGCTTTGCCAGGGGCTTACCGACACGCGCCTCAAATGCCGACTTCTTCATCACCCGCGACTGGTCAAAGTCCCACACATGTGTGGTGCCTTCCACCAGCGCAAACCGCCGAAGAATGTGGTCAAGCGTCAGCACCTCCCCCGCGCCCCCATCAGGAGCCGGAGCGGCCTCGCTGGCTTCGGTGCGGACAGAGCCCGGCCCGCTCGAATCACCGGATGGGGCCGGGGGAAGATCACGCGGATCCGGTCGCGAAGAATGCTGCATACCCAGCATCCGCGCCGCGTCCTTTACAGCTCGCGACTGATCACCATCATGTTGCAACAAACAGAACACCTCGAACGCATCGTTCTGATGCCCATTCGCGAGCGGATCAGCGCCGTGGTGCGAATACACCTTGCCGTCGGTGATCGTCACACCCGGCATCCCGGTGCTGCTGTGCGGATACAGCCACTTACTGCCGCGCTTGATGTAGTCGTGTGCGCGCAACAGCTCTTCAACATCGTGGCTACGATTGAATTCATCAATAACCGACGGTTTGCCTGCGGTGGACGGTGGACGCTTGATGATTTTCGCCGGAGACGACTTTGGTTTGGGTGCCCACGGGCACGCGGCCTCAGCATCGCGCTTGAAGATTTCCCAGTTGTTCCAGATCTTCAGCAACTCAGGCGCAAGCATCGGCAAGCCATCAACAGAGCTCGGGGGCGTGCGCCAGGTGTAGGGCTTTCCAGTACCTGGGTGAATAGATGGCGGCAACACGTCTTGCACCAACCCACCACGCAATTCGAACACGGTGATGCGCTGATACTCATCGGCCTCGGCACGCGCCTCGGCCTCACCTACTGCATCACCAGCATCCTTTGCAGCTTTGGCCTTTGCGGTCAGAGCCTTGTGGATCGAACCATCAGGGTCCTTTTCATTGGGCCACGCAAGTGCAACCCGGCTCAACTCAACACCATCAGGAACGCGGAACATAATGCGAAAGCGCGCCGGGTTGCCAACTACGGTCGGAAACACCAGAGCCATTGCATCAAGGTCAATTCCCAGCTGGTCATACAGCACGTGCCGAGCCCACTGAACATCATCGACGTCCAGAGAGCAGATGCGGCTCGGCCCCAAAACGACGCCGAGGTTGTGCTGGGGCTTCTTTTCCCAGAACTGAGCAGCTTTCGTAGACTCCGTGAAGTAGCCACCCGGCTTGTTCCACCCCTTCCCCTTCGGCCCCTTCTCACCAGGCTCTATCGGGACGAGCGCTAAACCAAATGTATCAATGTAGAACTGAGCCCAATCAGCAGTAGGCAATCGGTTGTCGTGATCACTCATCTGCGCCGCTCCCGCAACCCCTGGCAACTGACGCAGGTCGCACAACCCTGGATCGTCTGCTGGCGAAGTAACGGGATCGGTTCGTCGCAATCCTCACAGAATTGCGCGCTGACGGCACTTGTTGGGCGCGGACGGCGATCCAAGGCCACCTGCAGGAAGTACTCGGCTTGGTCGTTGGCGATATCGATAACGTCAGTCATCTTGGCGAGCCTCCATCGCTTCCCTGGCCCCGGCCATAATGCCCAATACGGCGCGGATAACGTCGGTGCCGTGTTTCTCCAAACATTCAACTTCGTGTGGCTCCCAGACATTGTCGGCAGCCCCCTCGTGCATGCTTGAAACAAACAGGCCGGTCTGGTGCAGCACCTTACTGACTGCCAGCAAAGCTTCCTTGGTCGGCGCCGCCGCTTCCGGCTTGTACCAGACCATGCCAGCAGGCCGCATCAGGGCATCCAGCAACAGAGGATTTGCCGTCAGGCGTATCACCTCCTCCAGTTCGTCGGGATCAAGCCAACGGCGCTCTTCGTCGTGCTTTAGTTTCTTCTGGAGGGTGTCGTAATCGATGACCATGTCCAGCGCCAGAGCAGTCACACCGCCCCGATAATCATGGCCTGCCCGGTATAGGGCTTTGCGTAGTGAAAGGACCGGGCCTGCACCCGGCAAAAGATCTGTGCGACTCATAACCGTAAATCCCCTATTTACGGTGTGGCCGTAGAGCAAAACACGCTCTATATTACGACCACGACCGATGTTCATGTGCTGTGCATCGTTCCAGTCGGTCCGGGGAATCTTATGGTGAGAGGTCCCGGACCGACGCCTACGCAACGCGTTACATGTACCCGTGTAACTCGTTGCAGCCGGCCTGGCATTTCTTTGGTGAGAGGTTTCAGGCCGGTGTTTCATGTGGCGGTATGTTATGTGCTGCGTATTGCCACCGCTGGGCTGGGGAGATTCTTATGGTGAGAGGCCCCAGACCAGCAACCTTTCAAGCTTTTGGCTCCACGCCCCCAACTTCTTTAACTTCGTTGTAAAACCGCTCAATCGCTTTCCCGGTCACGTATCGAACATCTGCACCTTTCGCGGCTCGATTAATAGTCGGCTGCGTTGTTCCCACGCGCTCTGCGATTACCCGCTGGGAAAAACCAGCCTCCAGCAACTCCGCGAGCATTTCTTGGATAGTCATCTCATTCACCGATGCGCCTTCGCATTGGGCGCCACAATACACAAACGTATTGATTCGTTCAATACAATTGACGATACGTTTATGAATCAAGGGCAAAAAAGTGATTGGTGACCGCATCACTCAACGCATGGCCGAACTGAAACTATCCGAGGGTGAGCTTGGTCGACGCTCTGGCGTCCCTCAGCCAACAATTCATAGGATCGCTACAAACGCCGTCGCCAGCCCTCGCCAAGAGAATGTCGAAAAAATTGCTAAAGCCCTAAAGGTCAGCAGTGAATGGCTATGGAAAGGAGGCAGCCAAAAGGAAACAGGATCCACCAACCTCGACACAAACGTTGAGCCTGGCCCAGCCATCAAAGGATATGTTCCACTGATTTCGTGGGTCCAAGCTGGTGCCTGGTGCGAGATATCCGATGTACGCACCCTGGATGACGCAGAGATCTGGTTACCATGCGCCGCCTCACATAGCCCCCAGAGTTATGCCCTTCGAGTTCGCGGCCTTTCCATGTTCAACCAACACGAACGCCGCTCTTTTCGAGACGGGGATATCATCTTTGTTGACCCGGCAAAGGATGCCGAGAACGGCTCTCTTGTTATTGCCAAGCTAATGGATAGCCAAGAGGCAACATTCAAACAGCTAGTCATGGAAGGGAGCCGCCAGTTCCTAAAACCCCTGAACCCAGCATGGCCAGACCCAATTATAGAATTGGATGACGATGCAATGATCTGTGGTGTTGTCTTCTCGAAACTAGAAATTTTCTAATACATTTGACATCGTCAAAGCCCGCACATTTGCGGGTTTTTTTTTGATAAACAAAAAATCAATACATACAAGTATTGACTGTATCGATACGAATTTGTATCGTTCGCCTCGTACACCTCTCACCAAAGAGTACGAGACATGCAAACAGCACAGCTATTGATCGGCCTCGCTGGCCGCGCCAGAACGGGCAAGACCACCGCCGCCAATCACTTGGCAAATACCTACGACCTCGTGACCTACGCGCTTGCTGACCCGCTTCGCGAAGGCCTGATGAACATCTTCAATCTCAGCCCGTGTGACTTCGACGACGAACGCAAAGAGCTGATGATTGATTGGCTTGGCCGCTCGCCACGTGAGCTCATGCAATCGATGGGCACCGACTGGGGCCGCCACCAGGTACATCCAGAGCTCTGGCTGTTGCTGGCTGAAAAGAACCTTGAGTTCCTGGGCCAGACCAACGACAACGCCCGCGGATTCGTGATCAGCGACCTTCGCTTCGAGAATGAAGCCGACTTCGTGCGCAAGCGCGGCGGGATGGTCATCCATGTGCTTCGCCCTGATGCGACGGAAGTGAACCCGCATGCAAGCGAGGCCGGCATCAGCATTCAAGACAACGATCTGGTCCTGCACAACGACGGCGCCATAGAAGATCTGTTCGGCCAACTGGACGAGATCTTCGAAGCGCTGGTCGCCCGCGCCAATCGCTTCGCAGCCTGAGGTCGGACGCCATGAACCGCACCCTGGACGAAACGGCCGCCTTGCTCGGCCTCAAGCCCCGCGCCTTCCGCACCAGACTGCGGGAGCTTGGCATTTTGAACAGCAGCGGCGACCTCGCCAGCCAGCATCGTGACCAAGGCCGCCTGTACTCAGATCCCCGCGTCCGTTGGAACCCCACGATCGGCAAACCGGTTCACTACGCCGTGGTCATGGTGAAAGAAGAAGGGGTTGATTGGCTGGCTAAAAAGTTGGGAATCACCATCACGAACAAGGATGCCGCAGCATGACAACCAACTACTTCAATGCCTACACCCAAGCCCTCGGCGCTCTGCGACTGATCCCAATCTATCTGGACAGCCCGGGCGTGGTCAGCCGTGCAACGCTCATCGGCGCAGCGAGCGAAGCCATTGACCTGCTGGACAGCATCCCATGCCGCACTGTGGAACTGGCCGAAGTGTTCCGCTGCGTCAACAGCGTGATTCAAGATGGGCAGGTGGCCTATATCACACCCACCAACTCGCCCGAGTTCCCGTTCGGCGCCGTGGTCGCAGACGAAAAAGGCCAGATCTGCGCCGCAGCCATGGGCAAGAGCAAAGAAGGCCTCGCCGAAATGATCCGCCTCAAGTTGCTGCCCCCATCGGAGGGGCTCGGGGAGGACGCTGCGTGAGTAATACCTACGACCTACTTAGCAAACAGTTCGGCAAGCCATGCCTGTCCTTGGCAGACGTGCGGGAGCATTACTTCTCGCACATCCAGACCGACCGCTACCTGCTGAGCCAAATCAAAGCTGGGCGCATTGCGTTGGTCGTGAAGCCTGCGTACCACGGTTCAGCGCGCGCCAAGCCGGTGGTGTACCTGCACGACCTAGCTGCCTTTCTGGACGCTCACGCAGCAGCTTAATTCAAAGGTCGCCGCTGCCTTTCAGCGGTAAACGTTAACCAACAAATGAGACACAGCACATGAGCAAAGCACGTCCCTTCATCGACACGCTACGGGATATCGAGGCCGGAGGGCTGCTCGATGAACTCAGCGAAACCCAACACAGCCTGATCGACGCGATCCGCCAGACCGGCAAGGGCGGAGAGCTGACAATCAAGCTGACTTATAAGCCAGACGGCAGCGGCCAGATGACCATCAAGGCCGACGTCAAAGCGAAAGAACCGATCCTGGCTCGTGGCACATCACTGTTCTTCCTGACGCCCGAAGGCAACCTGACCCGCCGCGACCCACGGCAACAGGACCTGACGCTACGCACCGTCAGCGAAGATCAGGCGCCCGAAAAATTGCGCCACGTTAGTCAGTAATTCTTACTCCAAAACCTCTCACCACAGCATCACCCCATGGAGCACATCCAATGCAACAAGCAATTCAAGAGTTGGTCACCCTCGCCCAAACAATCGGGAAGCCGATTGATCACCCAGGGCTGTCGGCGCCCATTGCGCTGCTACCGGACAGCGTGAACATCAAAGACCTTGAGCACCTGCTGCCGAACCCCACTCGCACGCGCCAGAAACTCACGGTACTGGACGCAGAATCGTTCATTGCGTACGTGAACCGATTCGCCGATACCGCTACCGCAGTGTTCTGCAATGGCCCCGAAGGCCGGACTTTCTCTGCCGTCATCGATTATCACCAGCCAGCCAGCCCCGCCTGGCGCGACCATATCGCCACTTACCGCTGCCCGACCACCATCGAGTGGGGCCGCTGGAAAGAAACCGATCGTAAGCGCATGGATCAGGCCACCTTCGCCGAGTTCATCGAAGAGAACGTCAAGGACATCACCCAGCGCGAAAACGAAGCAAACGACCCAAGCGCTGCCGACATGCTGGAAATCAGCCGCACCCTGGAAGCCAAGAAAAACATCACCTTCCGCCAAGGCACCCGACTCGACAACGGCCAGGGTCAACTGACCTACAACGAAGAAATCGACGGACGTGCCGGCGAAGCAGGCCAACTGCGCATCCCCGAACAATTCTTCATTGCCGTGAAACCGTTCCTTGGTGGCGACGCCTTCTGCGTCCCGGCCCGCTTCCGCTACCGCATTCTGGAAGGCCGCCTGCAAATGTGGTTCGAGCTGGTACGCCCAGACAAGGTGCTTGAAGAGGCTTACAACGCTGTTCGCCAGAAGATCCAAAGCGCAATCGGTGACGTCCCCCTGTACGAAGCCACCCTGTAACTAAACCCCAAGCAACACCCCGCCGCCCGCCTCTCACCAAATATCCCGGCGGCGGGCTCTTCCGAGGTACACAGCACATGACCACAATTCAAATTTGCGCACTGATCGTTCTGATCCTATTTGTCGGCCTCACCTATTGGGCAGGACGGCGCGAAGGCCAGATGACCACATACGCCGAGAAAAACGAGCGGATCCGCGACCTGGAGCGGACCATGCAATTTCTTCGCTCGCATCGTCGAGAACTGCTCGTAACGTGCCGAAGGCTCAAAGCCGCCCGGATTTTCGGCGCCAAAGAGCACGAACTCCTACTCGATATCGCTGAAAAGTTGAGGATCGCAGCCGAGACATTCAGCGCATTCCGTACAGGCAAAAAACTCGAAAGAGACACCCTTTCACTCCGCGATCAAGCCCTAGCCATGGCAGCTCTTCTGGAGCCGGCAGCACTGGAGAATGCAGCATGAAAAACCAAGCTACCGCCACTCTTTGCATCTATCACGCAAACTGCGCTGATGGCTTCGGGGCCGCCTGGGTTGTTCGTAAAGCGCTAGGACCCGATGTGGAATTCCATGCCGCGCGCTACGGCGATCCAGCCCCTGAAGTCACGGGCAAGAGCGTCATCATTGTCGACTTCTCCTACAAATACGACATGCTCGTCGCGCTGGCAGATACAGCCGCATCTGTACTCGTGATTGATCACCACAAGACGGCCATGGCTGACCTTGTCGACGTACCGCCGGCAGAACCGCACTACGAAGCACACGCAAAAAATAGCACAGGCAAACTTCACGCGCTTTTCGACATGAATCGATCAGGCGCCGGCCTGGCCTGGGACTTCTTTTTCCCGGAACAGCCACGTCCGCCATTGATCAACCACATAGAAGATCGCGACCTGTGGCTTTTCAAGTTCGAAGGTACCCGCGAGATCATGGCGGACCTGTTCAGCTACCCGCAAGACTTCGCTACCTGGGACCGTCTCTTCGCAGACGAAATCAACTGGATACGCCTTGACGGTGTGGCAATCAATCGCCAGCACCAAAAGACTGTGGCCGACCTAGTGCGCACCACCAAACGCCGCATGCTCATCGGCGGCCACGACGTACCTGTCGCAAACCTGCCATACATGTTTGCGAGCGATGCCGGGCATCTTATGGCTGAAGGCGAGCTCTTCGCCGGCTCTTACTTCGATACTCCTGAGGGTCGAACCTTTAGCCTGCGTAGTACGGACGCTGGCATGGACGTGTCCGAGATCGCCAAACAGTACGGTGGTGGTGGCCACCGCAATGCAGCAGGCTTTCGGGTGCCTCTCGATCACGCTCTGGCATATCCCACAGCCCAGCCCGAGAACGAAGAAATCCTGCAGCAGCTGGACAACCTCGCATGGATACTCGCCGAAGGCGTGCTGATACTTAAGGAAGAAAACCCCGGAGCCGCCGATTGGTTCGCCGAAGCCGAAGCCGCCCTGACCGCTCTCCCACTTCCACCACCAGATCCCTCCACAGCTGCGATTGCGTACGCGCTGGAGAACGCAACCAGCGATCACGACGGCATGGAGTTCCTTCGATGCTGGAACGAAGGCGACTTCGACACGATTCGGGACCAGTGGCCTGACGCACCGGAAGAAGTATTCATTGGCGCTGATCCGCTGTATTGCAAAAAGGTGACTCAATGAACATCAAGTCACCAGTCATACGCTACCACGGCGGAAAATTCAGGCTTGCGCCCTGGGTTCTGCAGCACTTCCCGCCTCACACCTGCTATGTCGAATCCTTCGGAGGGGCAGCAGGTGTGCTGATGCAGAAGGAACGCAGCTACGCTGAGGTGTACAACGACCTTGATGGCGATATCGTCAATCTGTTTCGCGTTCTCCAAGGTGAAGCCACACGTAATGCCTTGATCGAGATGCTGACACTAACCCCATATGCCCGTGATGAATTCGAACAGGCCTGGGAGCCGACAGAAGATCCTGTCGATCGTGCACGCCGGACCATCGTTCGTGCCCAGATGGGCTTCGGCTCTGCAGGCGCGACCAAAGGCGTCACCGGCTTTCGCATCGACACGAAGCGAAAATACGGCACCGCCCAATCCCTCTGGACCAAATACCCCGAGCAGATTGCCACGATCGGGCAGCGCCTCACGGGGGTCCTGATCGAAAACCGCCCTGCGACTGAGGTGATCAAGGCTCACGATGGCCCGGAAACTTTGCACTACGTTGATCCACCTTACGTCCTTGGCACGCGGTACGAAAGCGCAAAGTCAGGCCGCTATTACCGCCACGAGATGACCGATGCTGACCACATGGCATTGATCAGCAACCTCCTTGAAGTTGATGGGATGGTTGCCCTGTCTGGCTATTCAAGTGAGATCTACATCGACCAACTTGAAGGCTGGTCGATGAACAGCGTCAGCGCCCGAATATCCGCCGGACGAGGATCAAGCACCAGACAGGAATGTCTTTGGCTCAATCCCGCATGCATGCACGCACTGCAGCAGTCGGGTTTACAACTAGGGGCGATCGCATGACAGCACTTCGTCGAAAGGTCCGACTCCGCCGTGGCCAAATGCCTCCCCTCGACCTGCAAACCATCTGCGACAAATGTGACAGGTCGCGAGCACATGGCAACCATGAACAATGCAGCAAGCAGCGCCAGGCCGAAGGTGTCGCACGGCGCGCGAAGGAGAATCAGTGATGGCCAATATCGATCCGGAGACCCTGCCCCACCCCGAAGTTGACAAGGTTTCGGAAGAAGTCATGGCCCGAATTCTGGGCATTTCATTTAGAGCACTCGCAACCCGCCGCGCGCGCAAGCAGATACCCGAAGGCGTCTGGAACAAGCTTGGCAACCGCATCATGTACAGCAGAAAGAGATACTACGAATGGGAAGAAGCACAATGGATTTGCCCGATGGAGTTGAACTCTTCCGCAAATCCCTCAGGATTCGTTTTACTTGGAACGGTGTCCGACGAAGCGAAACCCTCCCCTATCCCACGACGCAGAAGGGCATTAAAGCTGCATCCCAATTACGCGATCAAGTAGACAACCTGATCAAGCTCGGTCTCTTGGATGACGCCAAGTACGCCGAGCTGTTTCCCGGGTCACCGGTTTCACTCGGTGGTGTACCCACCTTCCACGAGTACGCCCAGTTGTGGCTGGATGGCCGGAACATCACCAGCGGTACTCGCAACAACTATAAGGGTGCGCTGAACCTTTACTGGATTCCACCGCTTGCCCTGGTGCGCATCGATTTGATTACCACCACACTCCTACGCCGCATTATTGCGGCTACGGAGTGGACGTCTCCGGGTGTTCGGCGCAACGCCTTGGTCAAGCTCTCGACAATTCTGGATGCGGCTGTGGCTGAAGAGCTGATCAAAAAAAATCCGGCCAAAATGATCGATCTCCCGAAGAGAGGTCGCAAGGAGATCAACCCGTTTTCCCTGGACGAAGCCAACCGAATCATCGACCACTTGTATCAGACGACACACTGGCCCAGTGGTATCTATGCCGCATTCTTTGAGTTCGCGTTCTTCACGGGGCTTCGCCTGGGCGAAGTCGCCGCGTTGCGCTGGGAGGCCGTTGACCTGGTGAAACGCCAGGTTCACGTCTGCCGAACAGTCGCCCTGACAGCCGTCGAAGAGCGCACCAAAACCGGCAAGGATCGTTTCGTGCTGCTGAACGAGCGAGCGCTGCATGCGCTCGAGTTCGCTCGCCAGTACGCCGAGCGCCGCGCCAAGGGTATCGGCAGAGTCAAGACGACTCCCTATGTGTTCCCGCCGTCGAAGAACAGTGAGTACATCAAACAGACATCCGATCTTCACAAACAGTGGGGGCCGGCACTCAAGGCGCTGGCGATGCCTTATCGACCACCGTACAACTGCCGTCATACTTATGCGACAATATGCTTAATGTCCAACATGAACCCCGCATTCATCGCTCAGCAGCTTGGCCACAGTGTCCAAATGTTGCTGACGACGTATGCGCGTTGGCTCAACTCAAGCTCAGACTGGGCGGAGCTGGAAAAGCTCCAGATTGGTATCAAATCGGTATCAGGCAAAAAAAGACCAGCTCTAACCCATTGATAGGTAAGG